TATAATTTTGTAAAGCTGTCATCATAATTTCATATTGTTCGTGATCTAATTTCATTAATATCTTCCTCCTTTTGCGAGCTTTCGCAGCACATATTCTTTAGTTTCATCTTTTAATTGTTCTACCCATTTTATAAGATTTTCAAATTCATCTTCGTCCAATGGGCCTTTCCTGGTATTACATGATTTGCAAATTAGCTGCAGATTTTTGACTACTGAATCTCCACTTTTAGCTAGCGGGACAATATGGTCACATACCATATTTCTTAGAGTCATTTTTCTGTCGCAGTATTTGCAACCTTTACCATATGAAGTATAAAACATTTCCCGAAGTTCATCCATAGTAATATCGAATACTACTTCTGAGTCTTCGGATCGTTTCTTAAGGGAGGATTTGAGACTTTGCATCTTTCTCTGTAGCTTTGTGTAAGCAATCTTCCAATAAGTACGATGATGAGGTTCTAATACCTCACGAAATGTTTCTTTATCATACTTCATCATTAAATGGGCTTAGTGTGCCAATGGCCTTATTATACAACGCTGTGCGCGTAACATGCCCAACACATGCTCCTATTAGAACAACTAAGCCCAGATAATTTATAGCCAAAAGAATAGAGGTTGCAAGAGATAATAATGAGTCTGATTACGATCTCTTTACTCTTTTGACTTTCTTTATATCAATGCCAGGTGGCATTTCTTGTCCAGCATTAAATGCTGATATTGCGGCTTTTCGAGCCTTTACCTTATCCAGTTTCTCAAGTATCTCAACTTTCTTAAAGTCATCTGGTAAACTATGAGGATCAATATCAACTGGGCCAAATGTTTCATAGAGCTTATACCTTGCGGTACTAGTTTCATATATTCCATCATCATTCCCAATCTCTAATATAACAGCTGGTAACAATTGTTTGTTGAAGTAGTCTTTAGTTCGTACTAATCCTCTTCTTCTTGATTTTAGTCTGTCAATTTCATCTTTTAGTGCTTCAACCTCAGCGTCAATCAAGTGTTCTTTCTTGTTAAGTTCGACCATAAAGTAGTCGACATTTTGGATTTTATTTTTGACTTCTTTGTGCAGTGTCATTTTCGCCTCTTCGAGGCTTTTGTGCTGCTCCATGTCAATGTCACTTCCTTGCTCTAGGGTCTCAATCTGTTGATTTACATCTATGAGTTCCCCAACAAGTTCTTTTGTTGTTGCCATTATTCCTCCACTATAGTGAATTTCTTATTCACTGGTTTAGTATGAACTTTCTCAGGTTCCTGCCTTTTCAGTCTAAATGAGGGTGTCCATTCAAGCTTGACATCGAAGAGATCACCATCGCTGTTCTTGAACAGTGATACCTTTTTCCCTGTGTCGTCTGATGAGCCTGTAATTCCTATAACTTTCCGTGATGCATTCTCTATTGCTCCACTTCCTTTTGCTGCATATAAATCCATTATTTGATTTCTTGAGTAATCTCTTGACACTTGAGAAATCTGTATTATTATAATATCTTCATTAACAGCTATATTAGATAGAGAGTGACTTATATAATTAAGTTTTTCATACTCTCCTCTTTTATTAAAAGGTACATCTACGAGGTCAATATAGTCAATTACAACACATTTAGGCTGTAATTGTTTAATTTTATCTTGTATTTGTGGTATTGTGGGGCTTACTGATTGCATTATAATATGGCTTAGCTCTTCTTTATGATATTCATATAGACTTTTATAGTTACTTACTACAGTATCTTTATTAGCACCAGAAACTATTTGTAAATTTCTTCTGTGCATCACAAATCCTGAGAGCTCTAATGATAAGAATAATGTTGGTATTTGTTTGTTTTTCATTATTTGATCGTGATCAGCATTATATCCTAATACTATGTTTTGAGCAAGTGCTGTTTTATTAGCACCTGTTGATCCAAATATAGTTACTAGTTCTCCTGGATATACTGTTGCATCTTTATCGTATACACCCAAGGAGCGAGCTAAATCAATTGTTCTACCAGAGAAATCAGTTTCAAGTCTCTCCGCTAGCTCTGATTGCAACTCTTCACTATTTTTTACATCTATCAAATAATCTTTTCTTTTGTAATGAATACAGTGTGTTTGACAATATTTAGCCATTAACACGTCTTTACAGCCGTATTTATATCCACCACGATATGTGTCTTCTACTTTTTTAATAATGATTTCATCTCTTAATTGACCATTATTCCAATGCAATAGAGAAGCCTTTGCTGCTTCACTTGGTATACCATGTCTAAAGAAATGGGATGCTATTCGCATCATAGTATTATTTCTTGATCCTTCTTCAGGGCCAAGTTTATACATCTTTTGAACACAGGGTACGATATTGCGTGGTTCTACATTAGAATCCATAACTCTTATTTGAGGCACTTCTTTAATTACATGCTTTTGTAATTCACCATCTCCCCAAATAGGTTCACCTTCAATTATAACCTGACTATCTGCATCAGATATTATATCTTCAGCTGAAAGTTTATTTACTTTTTCATGTGTTAATGGAATCTTATATAATCCAGATTTTGGATTTAAGGTAGTTTCACATCTATATATTGATGTTCTATTATATACTGCTAAATCTATATCGCTGAATAAATTATTCATAGTTTCTTTAACAATAAACGGTAAATCCGAACTTCCTTCTGGAAAGTTGAATGTTTCTCCACTTATTACTATGTGATATCCAGTTCCACTAAAATAGATATTGTAAGAATGTCTTTGGACTCCTAACTCTTCTAATTCAAATAATACACTTTTTGTTTTGTTAAGTGTATAATTATCTGTGTTATCGCCCTTATCTATATCAATTAATACATCTTTTATGTATCTCTTACCTAGAAAATCTTTAAATGTTTTTCTTAGCTTATGATACTGTCTTCCTTCTTCATCATATAGATATAAACTCTTATATACAGCGTATTTTTCACCATGTTCTAATATTACATCGATCACTTGTTCCTGAGGGATAAGGAGCCCTCTGTTCTGAGGGCCCCCTATCGCTACTTCGTGATAAAGTTCCACTTAAAACGTGTTATGAGAACTACCAGTAGTGGTACTGGTCATATCTCCATTGCTAACAGGTTTCTGAGTGTCTTCGTGCTCTACGATGAATTTATTAGCCTTCATGTACTTAACATAACTCTCAAGATCATTACATCCATGAGGAGTGTTGAGTACAATCTTTGGACATACAGTTGTGTATGCTTTCCCAGCTTTTTCATTCCACTTCTTATAAGTATAAATATAATACTTATTTTCAGTTTTGGTGCCTTCTAAACCATAGTTAGCTGCAGTAAACTTAGAATTAAATAAACTTGCAATATCTTCTACAGGTTTATCATCTTCGTCTACCCAGTGACCATGAGTATTAACTCCACCAGACCATCCTAGGGCATCAGTCAAATACAGGATTCTTTTCAGTAAACTGCTATTTCCAGATATGGTATCATCATCTTCTCTGTCAAATGAGCCTAATAGGCTATATTTCCAGGGATATTGTGAATTTTCATTTCTAAAACTTAATTCTAGAAACATATCCATAGTTGGATAATCAGCTGTTTTATCTACAACATCAGTTAATGCTACTTCTTGAAAGCCAAGAAATGGTGCACTTCCTGTGCTGCCTGAGTTTTGTTCGTAAGAACCTCTAAATGGCATAGGTATCTCCTATTCTTCTTTGTATTTTAGGATTTCGTTCATTACGCTATCGTAATCGAATTCAAGAACTTTCTGGGCTAAAGGCTTGAGCCTACTGCCTACAGTTCTTTCATCGTATGCTTTAAAAGATAAATAGAATTTTCCATCATCTTTAGAAGCCATAGCGTACCCTATCACGTCCGCACTTGCCGTTAGAGCATAAGCTAAGCCTCGTGGCAGCTCTGGCCCTAACTGGGCTTTACCATCGTTTATGACAGTACTTTTCGCATGTGATATAATCACTAGATTTCTACCTAATGATTTACACAATGTTTGAAACTTTTTGACTATATCGAGATTTTTCTTCCTAGCTTGTGCCCAGTCAGCACCCCAAGAAGAACCTTCTCCCATTGCTGCTTGTCCTCTTTCGTCACATACTTCCAATTCAATCCATCTGTTTATGTGATCAATAGTATCAATAACAATAGTGTCATAAGATAATTTTTTCAAATTATTTTTTAACCAATAGTATACCTCTACCATAGAATATACTTCCATTGGTTCACCTACTTCTCCTGTACGATTATAATAACCACGATCATCATTTGGCACCACCTCTGTAACAGGCTTACCTTTTTCTGTAAGTTGCTTATTATCAATCATTTTCGGTCTTGTTGGTGTATTTAATGAGGTTACTGTAATTGTATTAGCTCCCTCAACAAAATCTGAGCCTAGATCAGTATCAATTAATAGACATCCCTCGGCTCCTTTGGGACTCCATTTACTGGCTTGTGTAGTCTTACCCGTTTTGGGTTGACCGATAAAATACCAAGTCAACCCAGTAGGTAAAGTCGTCCAGTCAGTGGATACTTTTCTGACATTAATATCCATAACTATCCTTATTTAATGTGTTATAATGAGATTTTCAGTTCGCATTTCGAGTGGCATTAAGCCAATCCAAATATACGAATAGTACGGTCTTTTTGCAACTACATTGAACACTTGGTCTACACCAAAGCCTCCAACTATAGAAGCTGTAAAGATTGTATGCTTCATTGTACACGGTTCCTCACTTATCTGATGAGAAGGTAACCATGAATCTAAATATTCATCATTATCCTTAGTAGCAGTAATGATTTCCATAGCCATAGCACCCATCCTTAAATCAATAAAGAATTGTCTATTGCTCTGTTCTAACCATTTATTATATGCTACAAGTCTTCCTTCCATATTATCAAGACAAGTAATCATTTTAGGTAATGTGGGACTAGCCTCATCATAATACTCTTGAAAGAAAGCATTATTACCAGGCTTAACTGAATACATATTAGATACATTCTCAGCTACTTCAGCTTTTGACTTACCTAATGCTCCTTGAGGA